GAAATGGTAGTCAGAAACCTGAATGGATTTGCCCTAATACACATGCTTCTGATATGATAAGTAATGAAATTTCTATGTTAATAAAAGAAATTTATAGAATGGCAAACATGCAGTTTACACAGCAACAGTATGTTTCAAATGTTTCTGGTGCGGCTATGCAGATGATGAACCAACAGCTATATCAGTCATTAACAGAATTAGCTAATGGACTACAAGAAGTAGAAAAAAAGATAGCAAAGATATTTGGGCTATATGTTGGTGAAAATCTTGATAATATTTCAGTAGTATATAATAAAAACTTTAGTGTTACGGATGCTTCAAGTGTTCTTGCAAATGCTACCGCTTCTTTAGCGATGAATATTTGCGAAGGATTTAATATAGAAGTAAAGAAGCAGGTAATAAGAAGTGTACTTCAAGATGTTGATAATAGCGTTGTATCAGAAGTAATAAATGACCTAGAGAAAAATCCTGAAAAGGGTACTGGAATAGAAGCAGGTACAATAAAGACTGTTCAGCCAACAGCGGTGTAAGAGGTAGTAAATATGTATTATTTGTATACATTTAATAATGAAATTTTGTATGTACTTTTATACCTATTTACAGGTATTGACAAATTATTAAAAATATGTTATAATATATAATGAATGAAAATTATAAAAAGATTTTTATTACGGAGGAAAAGATAAATATGACACTAGAAGAACTTACAAAGGCACTTGGGCTTGATACAGATGAAAATAAGGATAAGGCAAGTATTCTAAAGAAAGAATATAATGCTCAACAGAGAGAGCTTAACAAGGCAAAGAAAGACCTAGAAGCATCTAACAAGTCCCTAGAGGATAATAAGGCAAGCCTAGAAAAGCTAGATATTGTAAAGAAAGCATTTAATCTTGACTTTGAAGCAGAAGATATTGACACAATGATTCAAGAAAAGAAAGATGAAATGCTAAAAGAAGCAGGTGGTGGAGCTACACCTGATGAGATTAAGGAACTCAATAGAGAGCTTACAAAGCTAAAGCGTCAAACAGAAAAGGATGCAAAGCAGATTTCTGAACTTACAGAAAATCTCACCAAAGAACAGAAAATGAGAATTGATGGAGTTAAAAAGACAGCTATTAGAAAAGAGCTTGAAAAGAATCATGTAATTAAGCCTGACATGTTTGTTGATATGTTTAGCAGTAGAGCAACAGTAGACAAGGACGGCAAGACTGTTATGATTACAGGTGATGATGGTTCGGAACTTTCTATTGCTGATTATATTGCAGACTTCGCAAATGATGAATCTAATAGTGCATTTATTGAAAAACAAGTACATAGTGGATTTGGTTCAAATGGTTCTAATGGCAATGGAGCTAACACTGGTGTTAGTGATTTTATGTCAAAGATTATTGGTGATAACAATTCCGGCAATGAAAATGGTGACGGAGCAAGTTTAGCTGAAACATTTGGCTAATCGGATAATATATAATAAATTTAATATTTAAGGAGGACATAATAAATATGGCAGTAAATTTTGGAAAAAGTCCAGTTACAGGCTTGGATGATAAAGAACTACTTCTTGTCAGCGAGGGGTATGTTGCACGTCCTGTAACAGTTTCAAAAGATACCATTGCAGATATTACACCTGTTGATGGACATTATATTATTCCACAAGGCACATATCTTTATGGTAAGGAAGGTTCACTTCTAGTTAATCCACAGCAAGAAGCAGTAGCAGTTAAGGAAAAAGTTACAAAGTCAGCACTAACAGTAAATTCTAGTGTTGTTGTTACAGCAAAGGATGAGGGCGACCTTAGTGCTTATACAGTAGCATTTACAAAAGGAACAAAGCGTGCACTTTCTGTTAATTTTGATGTTAAAACAAAGGCACTAGTTGTTACTCTTGCAGTAGACAAGGCAGGTGCTATCACAACCACATATAAAGAGGTTGTCGATGCAATCAATGACGATATTGTTGCTAATACTTTTGTAACAGCAGAACTCGCGGCCGGTGTTGGTGAAGATGCTCTAGCGGCAGAAGCAGTAGCCGCGCCACTTTCAAAGGGTGGAGATGCAACAGTAGATGGAGACATCGACGGTATTCTTTATCACAGTGTAGATGTTACAGATGGTGAAGCAACAGGAGCACTTATTATTCATGGCTATATCAATGTAGATAATATGCCAAGTGTTCCAAGTGCGGCAGTAAAAGCAAAGCTACCACATATCGTATTTGGTCGTAAGGACTAATATAAGAGGGAGGAAAAATAATAGTGAATATTTTTGATATTGTTACCCCACAAAATATTGTAGCATATTGGGATAATACAAAAGCAAATCAGACAACTTATCTTTCTGATTACCTTTTCCCAAAGAAGAAGGTTATGGGGCTTGAAATAAATAAGATTAGCGGATATGCAGGACTTCCTGTTACTCTAAAGCCAAGTGCTTTTGATACACAGGCAACATACCGTGATAGACAGTCTGTTGAACTCCAGAAATCAAAGATGCCATTCTTCCGTGAAAGAATGAAGGTTGACGAGGAAACTAGACAGCAAATCATGGCAATCTCCAATGATAGCGTACTAGAAGGAATTGTTGCAAACATCTTTGATGATACCAACAACCTAATCCGTGGTGCAAGAGCACAGCGCGAACGCATGGCAATGCAACTTATCTCAACTGGTAAGATTGATATTGTTGGTAATGGTGTTCGTCTTGCATATGACTACAAGCTAAATCGTAAGCAAAAGACAAAGGCTTCTGTTAAGTGGGAAGATACTGAAAACAGCAAACCACTAGAAGATCTGATGAATTGGGTTGACCAATTTAGAACAGACTTCCGTATTGCACTTGGTTACGCAGTAATGACAACAAAGACATTTAATCTTATCAAGGCTTCTAAGGAAGTTAAGCAGGCACTTTATCCAAATGCAGTAAATGCACCTCTTGTCACAGCGGCAGAAGTTAAGAGTGCAATTCAGAAGTTTACAGGACTAACTGTTCTTATCAATGATAACTCTTATAGAGATGCAGTTGGTGGCACACCAAAGACATTCTTCCCTGATGATGTTGTTACACTTCTTCCAGTTGGTAACGGCGTGATTGGTAACATGTTCATGGGTACAACACCAGAGGAAGCAGACCTTCTCAATAAGCAGAATAATGCAGTTAGCATCATTGATACAGGTGTAGCAGTATTTACACGTACAATAGAGCACCCTGTTAATGTTGAGACAATCGTTTCTCAGATTTGCTTGCCATCCTTTAGCACAGACGTTGAGAGTGGTGCAGGTTCAATCCTAATTGCTTCTGTAAACTAATAAGTTTAAGAAAGTGGTGATGTTGTGGCAGATATACTTAATAATGTAGGTAGTAGGGTTGCAGTTAAGTTTAGAAATAAACTTTCAAAAGGACTAGAAGAAGGGATTATAAAAGATGTTGACATCAATGCTTTTATAAGAGACAGTCTAGTAGAAGCCTGTGAAAAAATTACTATGTATGCAAGACATCACCATCCTTCTTTTAAGACAAGAAGCGGCAGACTAGAACGAGCAATACAATATAGGTTAG